TATCTGTAGTCAGCAAGGCAATGACCGGAGCTGTTGCAGCTGTAGGAGCTGGAGCGGCGGCGATTGTAAAGTCTTCTCTTGGTGTAGTCGCCAATATGGAGCAGCAGATTGGTGGTGTAGAGACATTATTTAAAGATAGTGCCAAGACAGTGATCAGGAACGCAAACAATGCGTTCAAAACAGCACAGCTTTCTGCTAATGATTACATGTCAACGGTTACAAGCTTTTCAGCATCATTACTACAGGGCTTAGGCGGAGATACTGCAAAGGCTGCAGAGATAGCAGATATGGCGATCATTGATATGGCAGACAATGCCAATAAGATGGGTACGAATATGCAGGATATCCAGAATGCCTATCAGGGCTTTGCAAAGAAGAATTACACAATGTTGGATAACCTTAAATTAGGTTACGGCGGTACACAGTCGGAAATGATCCGATTGATCAATGATTCCGGTATCTTAAATGAAAAAATAGAAGATCTGGATAATGTAACGTTTGACCAGATGATTCAGGCAATTCACAAAGTCCAGCAAAATCTCGGAATCACAGGAACTTCCGCAAAAGAAGCTTCTACAACGATTGAAGGTTCTGTTAATTCTGCTAAAGCCGCCTGGGAAAATTTTGAAGCCGGTGTAATCAGTGCGAACGACCTGGTTGACACATTCTGGACAGCGGCAAAGAATATCTTAAATAATCTTGGTCAAATGATCCCGCGTCTGGGAAAGACCGGAATGGATGTGGTGGAATCCTTATCCGGAAAAATCGGTGAAGCGGTTCCGCAATTAAAGGGATTTACAGATAGTGTTGGTAAGTTAGCCGATAAGCTGCAGAACATGAGTACGGATGAGCTCATGAATCTTGGCAAGACTGCAGCAGTTCTTGCGGGAGCTGGACCAGTGATCTCGTTATTTGGATCACAGATCGGCAATGTACAGACAGCCGTTGAAGGATTCAGCGGAATTACAACGGGTGTTTTGTCTGAGCTTGGAAAGCTTCCGAAGGGATTCAAAAGCGCAACAAAATCGGCTGCAAATTTCCAGAAAGATTTTACGGGTAGCCTGAAAGGGCTCGGTAGCGCTGTTACAGGACCGTTTCAGGTACTGACTCCGAAATTGTCAGCTACTGTCGGAAAAATCGGCAAGGTCGTTTCCTGTGTTCCGGGAAAAATTGGTGGGGCAGTCGGCAAAATCGGTTCTGCAATCGCATCAAAAATCCCCAGAATTACAAGCGCGTTTTCACTATTTGGAGATACTGCCGGTTATCTGGGAGCATGGGGCGGACAGATTGGTTCTGCTTTGCAGGGAGTTCTTGGAACAGTAGCCGGCTTTATTCCGTCATTTGTAGGGTTGATGAATTTCGGTGCAGTTGCAGCCGTTGTGGTAGCCGGTCTTGGACTGGTTTACAGTCAGTTTGGTACACAGATTGACCAGATCCTGCTTCTGGCGCAGACCAAAGGACCGGAGATCATATCTAACTTTGGGGCAGGAATCACAGCAGCACTTCCGGGACTGATTTCATCAGGTGCAACCCTGATCTTGGGATTGATGAATGCAATCACGGCAAATCTACCATCGCTCATTTCCGTAGGTGCAAGCATCATAGCAACTCTGGTAAGCAGCCTGGGCGCACAACTTCCGCAGTTAATTCCGGCAGCAGTACAGATGATTCTGACTCTGGTTGAGTCGCTGATCAGTAATCTTCCGCAGTTAATAACTTCCGGATTACGGTTAATGGAAGGCTTGGCACAGGGAATTGCAAACGCGATTCCGCAGGTGGCAGCGAAAGCACCGGTTATCATCGGCAAGCTGGCATCTACGATTATCACGAATTTGCCGAAGATCATACAGACTGGTGTGAAGATTATCACGCAGCTCGCAGTCGGACTGGTTCAGGGAATCCCGGCGTTACTTGGTAAGATTCCATCAATGATCAGCCAGATCAAAAATGCATTTACCAGTGTAAACTGGGGCAGTGTTGGTATGAATATCATTTCCGGAATTGCAAGTGGTATATCCAGTGCGGTAGGAAGCCTGATCAGCGCGGCAACATCTGCGGCAAGTAGCGCATTAGATGCAATCAAGTCAAAACTTGGTATTCATTCTCCATCGAGAGTATTCCGGGACCAGGTTGGTAAGATGATGGCTCTTGGTATGGGAATCGGATTTGAGAAGAATATTCCGGTCGGATCCATGAATGCCGGAGTACAAAAAGCAGTCCAGAGTCTGCAAAGAAGTGTACAGCTTACAACATCCGTTAATCAGGATAAAACGGTAGGCGGAATAAAGAATAATCCGATCTTTAAGGATCAAGGATTTGATTACGACAGATTTGAACGTATCCAGAGGAAGATTGCAAAAGAAAATGGCAACAAGCCGGTATTCCTGGATACGAAACGGATAGACAGACCATTACCGAAAGGAGCAGTGCCACAGGTATGATTGTGTATTATGAAAATATGAACGGCGAAAAGCTGAATCTTTTGAAAGCTCCTTTTCGTACAACGAAGACTGACTGGTTCGATGCGGACTGGTCAGAGTCTTCGGACGGATATGAAAAAACAGTGACGATTGATGTGTTTGGAAAGCGGGAAGAATTTCAGGCGAATATGGAGCAGCTATACCGGATCATTGCGGTTGATGCAGAAAATGATACCTACGGGAAACTGTACGTGAATGGTGCATATTTAAGATGCAAGGTGTTGAAGTCAGCGAAAGAAGGATGGAAGGGATATGTGTATTCGGAAGTGGAGATCACCTTCCAGACTCCGGAACTTGTATGGGTAGTAGAAGCGACAAGACAGTTTTTTCCACAATTGGAAGAAACGGCAGCATCCGGAATCGACTTTCAGTATGACTATCCGTTTGATTTTGCCGGAGAAAAAAGAGGAATCGCAGCATGGGATGTTGATCACATCATTCCAAGTGAGTACCGGATGATCATTTACGGACCATGTGTAAATCCGAAGATTCTGATCAACGATTATCCTTATGAGTTTTTCGTAACGCTTGAAAGCAGGGAATATCTGATCATAGATAGCCAGAGAAGAACGATCCGAAGGTATTTGACGAATGGAACGGTACAAAATTTATTTAATCAGAGAGCACAGAAACAAACTGTTTTCGAGAGAATACCATCCGGGCTTTTAAATATTAACTGGTCCGGGGATTATGGATTTGACCTGACTTTATTTTTGAACAGGAGGGAGCCGCCGTGGTAAAAGATGTCATTCTTGCAGATAGTGATGGAAGAGAACTGGGAGCGATTTTGGACTCAAATATCACAGTGGATACGAATGGCGAGTACGAATTTTCTGTACAGATTGCAAGGTCGAACTGGTATCCGGAGCTGACCTTTTCAAGCTATGTCTATATTACGGAGACAGAATATGGAGGCATTATCGGAGAGGTGCTGACAGATACAACGCTGGATTATGTGGAGCTGAAGGGAATCACATGGCGGGGAAGACTGCAGTATAAGGTGATCGAGCCGCCTGCCGGATCGGATTATAAAACAGTATCCGGAGAACTGAATCAGGTAATGAAAACACTGATCGAGCCGGAGTTTGATGGATTATTCAGAGTTTCATCAGAAGATACGGGTATATCTGTAAAGAATTTTCAATTTGACCGGTACTGCACATTACTGGAAGGTCTTACTAAAATGCTGAAAAGTGTTGGATACCGCCTGCAAATCCGACTGATCAAAGAACAGGACGAGCCATGTTATATTCTGATTGAAGCAGTTCCGATTACTGATTATTCTGCGCAGATTGAATTGTCACAGGACAGTCGACTGAATTTCACGATGGATGATAAACAAAATGGCGTAAATCATCTGGTTGTAACCGGAAAAGGGGAATTGCAGGAGAGGAACATATTCCATCTGTATGTGCAGAAAGATGGAAGCATTGGAAAGACGCAGTATTACAAAGGACTGAATGAGATCTCAGCAGTATACGAAAATACGAGCACAGAAACAGCAGAGCTGGAGAAAACGTCCGCGGAACAATTGCAGAAGCTGATGAATAAAAAGACATTTCAGATGGATGTTGCAAAGCTTGGAATCGAGGTTGGGATTGGAGATATTGTCGGTGGCAGGGATTACCTGACTGGGATGTATATGTCAAAACCAATCGAAAATATCATTTATGAGATTACGAATGATGTGGAATCAATTACTTATAAACTGGAAGGAGAAGATGAAGAATGAAAATTGTATCTGGAAGAACCGGATCACCACATGTGACTTCGCAGCAGTTCCGGCAGATGCTGGAGGGGATTATCGGGCAGGGGAGTTATATTATAACAAGCGGAGAGAATCTGAAGCCGGAACTTAGCAGTAATAATCTGCTGAAAATCCGAAGTGGGATGATGGCGCATCACGGCTGTATATCTTGCGTGGATATTGGTACTTATGATGAGGTTACACTGACAAATGGTAGTCAGGGAATGAAAAGGATTGATCTTATTGTAAATCGGTATACCAGAAATGCAGAGACAGAGGTTGAAAACTGCAGTTGGAAGGTGATCCAGGGAACACCGGTTGCAAGTAATCCGGCAGTACCGGCATATACTTCGGGAAATTTGCAGGATGGAGATCTTGTGGATGAATGCCCGGCTTTTGAAGTGCATTATGATGGAATCAATGTTACAGAAGTGAAGAGTTTGTTGAGTGTGACGGATGGACTTTCTGGATTAAGTAGCAAATTGACAAATATAAATACCCAATTATATGAAACTTATGTAGATCCATCCACAAAAAGCATTTGTATACGATTTCCTAAAAATAGGATTCAAATATGTGCCGGAACAATTCACGTATATGCCTCATTGCAAAAAAATGGCACTGGGTATACGGGTGTAAGTACCAAAATAGAACAATCAACATTTCCAAAACCGTTTAAATCTTTAAGAGGTTGTACAATAACTCAAAATAGTGACGATTGGGTTATGATTCTTGGAAAAACCACAACCTTGAATGGAATCTCCCAACTTCGATTAGGATATTTTGCAGCATATACAAATAAAGCTTTTTATATGGACTATATTGCAATCGGAACATATTAGAATTATTTCCATTTTCCGATTATAAGCATATTGCATTGCGAATAACACATTCCCTTTTTTACTGAATAAACTGTAAGTTTATATCCGGTTGTGCTTACTTCATTGACTCCCGTCCAGTATAGTTCATTTGTAGTTCCAGGAGATACTATAATCAATGGCGATTCCTTGAATGCGAATGGAAAATCTACAGCTTTACTAGAAGTAAAATATAATCCATACCAATTTACACTAACGTCAGTATTCCAGTTGTATTTACGCCATACAACTGCATCTCCATTAGAATATTTTATGTAGTTGTATCCGTTCTTTTCTCCTCGTTCTACGATAGAAATCAGTTTATTGTTTATGGCTGCAATACTATCGTTCGATTTTGCCAATTTGCTACTTAATTCAGTACGCCAGTTGATATACTGAAAGCAAAAAGGAGCAATGTATGGAAGCAAAAATAATGGATGTATTGCGAAGAATGCAACCGGTTTTAGATGAAATGCAACTACGTGAGTTGAAAGAAGTGTTACAGATGACATTTACCGGATGCAGAGTAATCCAGGAAACGGATCTGCAGGTTGTAGACAGGAGCTGGGAAGTGGATCTGGAAGAGTTTCTGATGAGTAAAGCACTGGAAGGAAAAGCATCAAAGACAGTGAAGCAATATCGGTATGAACTGGTTCGGTTACTGACCTATATCAATAAGCCAGTGAAGAACATAGATTCTGGAGATATTTCTGGATTCATGCGGGCTTATAAAATGATCCGCAAGGTAGCAAACCAGACGCTAAAGAACGTCCGGGCGGTGTATAGCAGCTTCTTCGGATGGCTGCGAGATCGTGACCGGATTCGGAGAAATCCTATGGTGCTGGTGGAATCTATCAAAGTAGAAAAGAAGATCCGAAAACCATATACTGATGAAGAACGGGAGCGGATGCTGCGTAAATGCAGCAGTCTTCGGGATAAAGCGTTACTAGAATTCCTATATAGCACAGCAGTCAGAGTATCGGAGCTCTCAGAGATTAACAGAGAAGATATCCGGTATGCGAATAAAGAGCTGATTGTATATGGAAAAGGAGCGAAAGAAAGGACGGTGTACATCAATGAACGAACCAACATGTATCTGAAAGAATATCTGGAAAGCAGAAAAGACAATGATCCGGCGCTATTTGTCGGAAGCAAGAAACCGAATAGCCGGCTGACGAAAACAGGAATTGAGAATATCATCCGGCGGATTGGAGAGAAGGCGGGCGTAGAAAATGCGCATCCGCATCGATTCCGGAGGACGGCTCTGACGAATGCATTGAACCGCGGAATGCCTCTGCAGGAGGCTATGATATTTGCGGGACACGCAAAGTCAGAGACAACCATGCGATATTGTACAGTGAATCAGGAAGGTGTACGGTATCATCACTTTAAATATTTAAGTGCATAAGTAAATAAACTTATTTATTTACACTCGGCATTGGTCGGGTGTTTTTGTTATGCGCTTTTATATATGTAACTTTATCAACCAGTCAAAGGAGGGATTCTGAACTAAGTAGCAAATTAAAAAATGCAGAAACAACAATGAGCAATAATTTAAAAAGTTTACTGTCTGTAAAGCAGGTAACGGTAAAGAGTAATATAAACGTTGGCGCAGGAAAGGATTTTGAATGTTACATTAAAGCGCCAACAGTGAGTGGCTATACTCCAGTCGGCATTATTGGTTACGATTTGGTTGGAAATTGGGATGTATGGATTAATGTTTCCTCATGCTATTACAATAGTGGAAGTAATTTGATTTACACAAAAGGACATAATTTTGGAACTGGTGCATGTAACGCATTGTTAAATGCATTCGTTTTATACAAAAAGAACTGAATGCATTACTTCCATTTACCGATTATAAGCATATCAGCTTGTACATAACACATTCCTTGCTTTGGACTGTATGCTGTAAGCTTGTACCCGGTTGTAGTCACTTCGGTAACTCCAAGACCATACAGTTCGTTAGTCTTTGCCGGAGATACTATAATTAAAGGCGCTTGCTTGAATGCTACTGGAAAACCAACCGCAGCACTAGAAGCAAAATACCAGTTATACCAACTGGTTGCAAGATTGGTATTCCAAGTATATTTACTCCACATAACCATGTCGCCGTTGGAATATTTTGTGTAATTGTAGTTATTTTTGGTTCCACGTTCTACGATTGAAATCAGATTACTGTTTATGATTGCAATATTATTATTTGCTTTTGTTAAATCTGCTTTTACATTTCCTAAATTGCTATTTAATTCAGAATCCCTCTAAAAAGAAGAAAGGGGCAAACAGAAAAATGAAAATCACATTCAATGATGGTCAGGAACTGCAGATCCAGCAGGTCACTGAGCAGACGGATGGCGCACTTCTGATCAAGACCATTTCAGCGCACGAGGATCAGCTGAAGACTTTATTCTCTGATCAGACAACAACTAAGAGAATGTCTGTGAGCGAACGGGATGCAGATACCGTTGTGTATGAAAACTACACAAAGCTCGATGCAATCGTGAAGTACACGGCCGGCATTCTTGGTGTGTTAATGTACCGGGAAGGAGAAGATCCGGACAGCCGGATGGCAGTTCTGGAGGCACGACTTAAAGAAGCAGAAGAGAAAAATACGAACCTGCAGTCAAGAGTCGAAAAAGCGGAGGAGAAAAATGAAATGCTCGAAGGATGCATTTTGGAAATGTCTGAAACGGTATATCAGTAAAACGATAATTGTATTAACCATTTTATTCATATTATTACAAATTTCAGGAGGAAAAGAAATGATGGCAATGTTATGGGCACAGCAGATTATGTTAGGAAAGAAAACTTATTCACAGGTACCGAGACTTTTAAAGGACAAGGTAAAAGAGGTCCTGATTGATTCCGGAGCAGAAGATCTGGTAACAGAAGACAAGCAGTAGAGGTGAAGCGTAGATGGCAGTAAAAACAGCTCAATATATATTTAATGGTCAGGCATACAATCTGACCTATAATTCGACCTCCGGGAAATGGGAAGCTACGGTTACAGCTCCAAGTAAGTCGAGCTACAATCAGCCGGATCATGTTCTTGGCGGAACAGTAAAGGCTACAGATGAAGCCGACAATACTACCACGGTAGATCAGAGTCATGCTACTCTCGGCGCATCACTTAAACTCCGTGTAAAAGAAAAGACAGCACCGACTATAACGATCACGTCTCCGTCTGCAGGAGCTTATATCACAAATACAACTCCGACTATCGAATTCCAGGTAAAAGATACAGACTCCGGAGTAAATGCAGGAACAATCGCAGTCACAGTTGATGGAACAGTCGTATCGACGGTAACAAAGACTGTTATTGACGGTGGATATAAGTGCACATGCACATCACCGACGTTAAAAGATGGATCGCATACGATTTCGGTCAAGGCATCCGACAATGATGGTAATGCAGCTGCAGCTAAGACAGCAACATTTACAGTTGATACAGTGCCTCCGACACTGCAGATCACGGCTCCATCAAATGGCCTTATAACCAACAAGAAGACGGTAACGGTAAGTGGTAAAACAGATGACGTATCATCTAAGCCAGTTACAGTAACGGTAAATGGAGTAACTGTAACGGTCGGAACAGACGGAACATTTACTAAGGACGTGACTCTTGCTGAGGGTGCAAACACCATCACTATCGTAGCTAAAGACAAAGCCGGAAAGACTACTACAGTCACACGTAAGGTTACTGTCGATACGTCAGCTCCGGTGATTAAGTCAGTGACTCTTACTCCGAATCCAGTAGACTGCGGAAAGACATTCATTATTGCAGTCGAGATTACCGACTAGGCGGTGCGCCTATGGTAGTAAAGGTAAGCGGTAAGATAGATGGAAAAGAAGTAATATTCGAAAGAGCTGAAGGGGACCGGTGGAATGCCACGGTCCCTTATGATTTAGATGGAATGTATGTGGTGGAGCTGACGGCAGAAAATGATGCAGGCAATATCGCATACTGCACGAAGATGCTGTTGATCGTTGATCCGGCTACTCTATGCGTAAGACTTGTTCCACTTGATTATATGGTGGAAATTGTTCCGGAAGACTGTAAGGTTACAGTTATTCCGGAAGACTATGCTGTAGAGGCAGTTCCGGAGCAGTATCAAGTTATCGCAGAGCCAGATCCGCTCTTTGTGGAGGTAATTTATCCGATACATGGAAGGGGGTGTTGTTGTGAACAAAATTAGATTTATCCTGGGCGAAGACAAGCACGTTAAGCTATTGGTGCGAAGTCCTAACGATGAGCCGTTTACGATTCTGACAGCATCTTATGAGCTGGCACGTTACACAGACATCGTGGTGCAAGGAGAGTGTGATATCAATGAGCATTATCTTGACTGTAAGATTGCTCCGAAAGAAAAAGGAACACATATATTGGAAGTGACTTATACGGTTGCGGATTCGATCAGGAAAGCAAGGATAGAAGTTGAGGTGGTTTAATGCTTAAAATTACAGATGTGAAATTAAGCAAAAATACGGTTGCGACCGGGGAAAAATTTACGATTTCTGTACAGATCCAGGAAACGGTTGATTATCCGTATGACTATCCATACGATTATCCGATATCTTATACCGGAGCAGCAAAGCCGGTAAATTCATAAAGAAAGAATGAGGAATATGAAAGTGGAACAGGCAAACTATATCAAAGCAATTTTTACAGCAGTATTTGCTTTCCTGTCAGCGCTTCTTGGAGTGCTTGCAGTGCCGGTGATCCTGCTGGTGGTATGTAATCTGATTGATTATGCTACCGGACTTATGGCAAGCAAATACAGAGCACAGGATATCAATTCCTATAAAAGTATCAGAGGAATTTTCAAAAAGGTATCTATGTGGCTGCTGGTAGTTGTGGGAGCGATTATTGATGAAATGCTTCTATATGCATCAACTTCAATTGGTTGGAAGTCACCAGTCACATTTCTGGTGGCATGTGTCGTGGCAATGTGGCTGATCTGCAATGAGATTATCAGTATTTTAGAAAATATTCAGGACATGGGAGTGAATATTCCGGCATTTATGCAGCCGCTTGTGAAACACATCCGATCGCAGGTAGAAGATCAGGTGAAAGTGGATAATGATTCAGAGGGCGAATAATCGTCCTCTTTTTATTTGGAAGGAGAATGTATTATGGCAATGAATGGAATTGATATTGCAAGTTACCAGAGTGGAATCGACCTCAATGTGGTTCCATACGATTTTGTAATTATTAAGGCAACGGAGGGAACAGGCTACACAAATACAGACTTCGCCAGAGCTTATGCACAGGCGAGACATGCTGGAAAGTGCCTTGGTATTTACCATTATGCAAACGGTGGCAACGTTCAGGCAGAAGCGGATTACTTTCTGAACAAGGTTGGCGGTCGCTTGGGTGAAGCAATTCTCTGCCTTGACTGGGAGGGGAAGAATAACCCGGCGTTCGGTAGCTCTGACTTTGCATGGTGTAAATCGTGGCTTGACTATGTGTACCAGAAAACAGGTGTACGTCCGCTTTTGTACTGTTCGCAGTCAATCGCATACAAATTCGCAAACATTGGCAATTATGGACTCTGGATTGCGCAGTATGCAGAT